CGAAGTAAAAGAATTTGTTAAAGAAGAGAAAAAGAAAAAACGTACTCGACTTGCAGATTCTGATTTGACGGAGTTTATGCAGTGAAAATTGCAGTATTAAACGATACCCATTGTGGTATCAGAAATTCTTCAGAAATCTTTTTGAAGAATGCAGAAGACTTCTATTCGAAGGTCTTCTTCCCCTATTGCCAAGAGCACGGTATCGAACAGATCGTACATCTTGGCGATTACTATGATCACCGTAAGTTCGTAAACTTTAAAGCATTGAATCATAACAGGAAGTGTTTCCTTGATCCAATGCGTAAGCTTGGCATGAAGATGGATATCATTCCAGGTAACCACGATACTTACTACAAGAACACGAATGATCTAAACTCTTTGAAGGAGCTTTTGGGTTATTACATGAATGAAGTCCATATTATCATGGAGCCAACCGTTCTTGAATATGGATCATTGAAGCTTGCTATGCTTCCATGGATAAATCAAGAGAATTACGAAACTTCAATGAATTTCATTCGTGATTGTAAAGCCGACTGGCTTGGTGCTCATTTAGAGCTCGGTGGGTTCGAACTTATGAGAGGGGTTAAGAATCATCATGGTCTAGACCATAAACTCTTCTCTAAGTTCGAGCTCGTTCTGACCGGTCATTTCCATGTTTCTTCAAGACAGGATAACGTTTGGTATCTTGGAAGCCAAATGGAGTTCTTCTGGTCAGATGCACACGATCCAAAGTATTTCCATGTGATTGATACAGAGACTCGAGAGATTGAGCGAGTAAGGAATCCACATACTTTATTCTACAAAATTGTGTACAATGACGAGGAAACAGATTATAATAATATAGACCTACCAGATCTTGATAAGAAGTTTGTCAAGGTTGTGGTTGTAAATAAGAAAGATCAGTTTGTATTTGATCGATTCATTGATCGTATTCAGAATCAGGATATCTACGAGCTGAAGATTGCCGAGAACTTTAGCGAGTTTCTTGGTGAAAATGTTGAGGATGAGGAAGTGAGCTTTGACGATACTAGCACTATTGTTGATACGTACATTGAAGCGGTTGATACCGACCTTGATAAAGAAAAGATTAAGGTTCAAGTACGTGAGCTCATGACAGAAGCACAGGCACTAGAAATTGCATGATTACTTTCAATAAGATTCGTTGGAAGAATTTTCTTTCGACAGGTAATAACTTTACCGAAATCCAACTTGATGGTAGAAAATCTACTCTTATAGTTGGTCAAAACGGTGCTGGTAAATCTACAATGCTTGACGCAATATCGTTCGCGCTGTTTGGTAAACCACATCGTAATATCAATAAGCCTCAACTGATCAATTCAATCAATCAGAAGAATTGTGTTGTTGAAGTTGAGTTTACTATTGGTCAAGGCAAATTCAAAGTCGTACGTGGTATTAAACCAGGTATCTTTGAAATATGGAAGAATGGTACTATGATTAACCAATCTTCTCATGCCAAAGAATATCAGAAGATCCTCGAACAAAACATTTTGAAACTCAATCATAAGAGTTTCCATCAGGTTATCGTGCTTGGCTCCTCATCGTTCATCCCTTTCATGCAGTTACCTGCTGGACATCGTCGAGATGTTATCGAGGATCTTCTTGATATCAATGTATTTAGTAAGATGAACATCCTTCTTCGAGAGAAGATGAATACATTGAAAGACAGACTCAAAGATATTAATTATCAGATTGACATACAAAAAAACAAAATCGACACACAGAAAAAATACATTCGCGATATTACAGCATTAACTGAAGAGAATAAAAGAGAATATGAATCTAGGATATCAGAAGCGCAGAATAACATCGATGACTTACAAGCTCAGAACAGTGAGCTTAGCATGGGCCTCGAAGAAAATCTTCGAAGCACCGAGGAAGGGTTATCGACTCTACATGATCAACGCCAAGCCCTTATGCTCAGAGGTCAAGATCTGTCAACGAGATCCAAAGAAGTCGCTAAACGTGCCATGTTTTTCGAGGAGAATGAGAACTGTCCCGTATGCGACCAAGCCATCTCAGATTCGCATAAACATGACATTCTCAGAGAGGCGAAATCAGAAGCTAAGAGTCTTCAATCCCAACGTCGTGAGGTCGGAACGGAAGGGACATCCGTGGAAGAAGAGATTAACAAGGCTAGCGACGTACTTCAATCGCTTCGATCTAAGGTATCTCAACTCGGTGAGAACAACCGGGAGATCTCTTCGTTACAAAGACAGATTCTAGAATATCAGTCTTCTTTAGAAAAAGACGTAAGCGCTGATCTGAATAACGCAAAAGCAGATCTCGATTCTTTGACAAATGAAAAGAATGCTTTGTTTGAAGAAAAGCTTAGCATGTCAGAAGACTTTAATTATAATTCTGTTATCTCTGAAATGCTCAAAGATACAGGTATCAAGACAAAGATTATCAAGCAATATCTTCCTGCAATTAATAAGCTTGTCAACCAGTATCTACAGATTCTGGATTTCTTTGTACATTTCAATCTTGATGAATCATTTCAGGAAACAATTCGTTCGAGACATCGTGATGAGTTTACATACGATAGTTTCTCTGAAGGTGAAAAGCAACGTATCGATTTGGCTCTCTTGTTTACATGGAGACAGATTGCAAAGATGAAAAACTCTGTTGCAACTAATCTTCTGATTCTCGATGAGACATTCGATTCTTCTCTTGATCACGATGGTGTCGATAATCTTTTGAAAATACTTTACACTCTTGATGATGATACAAACGTATTTGTTATATCTCATAAAGGTGAGATACTTGATGGTAAGTTCGCATCAAAGATCGAATTCAAAAAAGAAAAAAACTTTAGTAAAATGGTGGCTTAACTGTTTACATGTCTGTCATTTTATGATATAATAACAACAGTTGTTAACACGAGAGGTATATTATGGAACTAAGTGAAAACACCCTATCTGTATTGAAAAACTTTTCTGGTATCAATCCCAATCTTTTGATACAAGAAGGCAATACAATCAAAACAATTTCTGAAGCAAGAAACATTATTTCAACCGCGGTTGTAACAGAATCTTTTCCTCAGAAATTTGGCATCTATGATCTCAATGAGTTCATCGGTGTTCTCGGTCTTGTTGATGGCCCAACTCTTAAGTTTACAGAAGACTTTGTAACTGTTGGTGATTCTACTGGTCGATCTAAAGTCAAGTATTTCTTCTCACCCGAAGAAACCTTGACATCCCCACAAAAAGATATAAATATGCCAGACGCTGATGTTAGATTTACGTTAGATAATGACACTTTGAATAAATTGAAGAGAGCCGCATCCACTCTTGGACATACCGAAGTTTCTATTACACCTGACGCCAGCGGAGTATTAAGTCTTTCTGTTGTGGATAATGCTAACTCAACGTCAAATACATATTCGATCGATATAGACGGTGAGTATAGTGCTGAAGGATTTAATTTTGTATTGAGTATCGCAAACCTCAAAATTCTACCAGGTGACTATGAGGTAAGCATCTCTTCAAAATTAATTTCTGAATTCAAGCACAAAGAACTAAACGTACGTTACTGGATTGCACTTGAAAAAACCTCAAACTTCGGAGTATAACATGTCTGAGAATAAAGAAGAGCTTATGAAGCTTGCTAACCAGGTATCACGTTCGACAGTTGCAGTTGTAGATGCTGTTACTCAACGTGGTGGCTTTAAAGGAGAAGAATTGTCGACTATTGGTACGCTACGTGACCAAGCAATTCAAATCATTTCTCTCGTTGAAACTATGCAGCAAGAAGCTGCTATGGAAGATGACGACGACGAATAGTATTTACTTTCAGCTCAATGTGTGATATAATATTTTTTTGTAATGGAGCTAGTAAATGTCTAATGACTTCCTTTGGGTCGAAAAATATCGGCCACGTACTATTGATGAATGTATTCTACCAGCAGAACTGAAGAATACGTTCTCTAAAATTGTAGAAACCGGTGAATTGCCAAACATGCTCTTCACCGGTTCTGCCGGTCTTGGTAAGACTACTGTCGCCAAGGCATTATGTAACGAACTCGATCTTGACTGGATTCTGATAAACGGTTCAGAAGAAGGTAATATTGATACCCTACGCGGTAAGATCAAACAGTTCGCTTCAACTGTTTCACTTCAAGGTGGCTATAAGGTTATAATCCTTGATGAAGCAGATTACCTGAACCCGCAGTCAACTCAACCGGCTCTTCGTGGTTTTATCGAAGAGTTTGCCAATAACTGTCGGTTCATCCTTACCTGTAACTTCAAGAATCGTATCATTGAACCACTACATTCTCGGTGTGGTGTCTATGAATTTAACGTAGGCAATAAAGCTGATCTATGTGGTCAATTTATGAATCGCTGTACGAGTATCTTAGACAGCGAAGGTGTACAGTATCAGCCTCAAGCAGTCGCTGATATGATTATGAAATTTTATCCTGATTGGAGAAGAGTACTCAATGAACTACAAAGACGTTCTGTTTTGGGGAATGTTGTTGGGAGCACTACTGATACTAGTGGATCCTTTGATGATTTATTCCTCTCATTAAAAAATAAAGATTTCAAAAGTATGCGCAAATGGGTTGTAAATAATATAGATACAGATGCAGCAGCAATTTTTCGAGGTGTCTATGACCGTATGTCAGATAAAGTTGCGTCACAATCAATACCACAACTCGTATTGATCCTTGCTGATTATCAATATAAGAATGCGTTTGTTGCTGATCACGAACTGAATGTTGTCGCTTGTTTAACGGAGGTAATGGCTAATGTCGAATTTAGTTAGATTGTATACACAAAACAATTGTCCTTATTGCGTTATGATGAAAGATAAACTTGATAGTTGGGGTATGAATTATCAAATCATCAACGTAAGTGAAGACCTTAAAGCCAAAACCTTCTTGAAAGAAAAAGGTCATCGTACAGTTCCACAGCTATATTTTCGAAATACACATTTGAATAAAGTCGATACAATCAATTTCACTAAAGAAGTTTTCTGGGGTGAAATGCGTTTAGCGTATGACGAAGAAAACGATTCAGGTGTGGAGATGTTTGGATGAAAAGACTATGGCGTTTATGGGCACAGCATCTCGGCGCTAAAGTTGGAGAGAACGATCGTGATGCAGATATTATAGCAGCCATTCGTACCTTTTGGTGGGTATTACATGTTGCAGCTTGTTTTATGATTATCATACATAATGGTATTAAGATCGGTTGGTTCTAATGAATCCCTTTGAATATATAAATGCTATCAATACAACTAAAGAAGATATTATGATTGACGATATCGCTGAAAAAGGTTATAATCCTTTCATCGTAAATCGATCGCTTTCTTACTTTAATGATACAGTCTTGTATGCAAACGAAATGAATGCTAACCATCATATCGACCACCGTTTACAATTTGACTTTTTTATAAATATAGTCAGAAAGAAAAAGCGGTTCTCGAAATTTATGAAACCTGAGACCGTCAGTGACGTGGAAGTTGTCAAAGAATATTATGGCTATAGTAATGAAAAAGCCAAGCAAGCCTTGACCCTTCTCACATCAGAACAGATTAATGAATTGAAAAAGAAGGTTTATAAAGGTGGAAGAAAATAACATCATTGAATGGACACCGAGTTCTATGCTTGAAGTCACACTCAACGAGCCAGACGATTTCTTAAAGGTTCGTGAAACATTGACTCGCATTGGTGTCGCATCTCGTAAAGATAAAAAGTTATATCAGTCTTGTCATATATTGCATAAACAAGGCAGGTACTTTATTGTGCATTTCAAAGAATTATTTCTACTTGATGGCAAAAAGTCAAACTTAGAAGAAAACGATATTGCTCGTAGAAATACTATAGCTCAACTCATGAGTGATTGGGGTCTTATTACAATCGAAAGATCTTTAGTTGAACCTTTAGCACCTATGAGACAGATTAAAATCATTCCTTACAGGGAGAAACAAGAATGGGAATTATGTCCAAAATACAATATTGGATCGAAGTAGTATTCGGCAACCATAATCATATTGGTGATCTATCGCAACATAGAGTTCATTCCCATAAGTTTGACGATCTGTGTAAGTAATGGCAGACGAAAAGAAAAATGGTGTAGAAACCAAAAGCGATGAGAATGAATTTGAGCTTATGCTTAGATTCTTTGGCAATGAGATTCTTGCAATCAAACTAGCTGCGTATAATTTCAATGGTAAATTAATTATGTGGGCAATGATTACTATGTTCTTTACTTTCATGTTTATGGAAGTATTTGGATTTAGCGCTTGGCTAGGAATTGTGCCATACGAATAAAATGTTTGACTGGGTATTTTTATCTTCAATCGGTTGTATAATATTTCTTTTGTTTATATTATTTTTTATAGCCGGTTTATATGATAAAATTCATTAGTCGTATATATAGATTTAGAGACGCCGAATAGTCGGGTCTCGTTTTAACCTTGCAAGTCATTGGAGGTACATATGACTGGATTTACTTACCCGCGCAGCGGGTTTATCGGTTTTGACCACATCTTCGACCAGCTTGAGAGCATTCACAAGCACGCGAAGGATACTTATCCCCCACATAATGTCGTAAAAGAAGAGGAACTCAAGTTTACTCTTGAAATGGCAGTGGCTGGATTCAAACAAGAACATATTGATA